GTTAAATCACTATTTAACGTAGAAATATCTGATTGTATTTTACTTATACTATCTTCTATATTTCCAATCCCTAATTTAGTTTTTATCAGAGACACGATCGTTGACCACTTAACCTTACTGGCGGTACTCCCACCAGTAAGCATGTAATCATCGTCTGATATTGTCTTTTTCTCTGTTAAATCCGATATATGTACTAAAGGTATATTGATTGCCATAACATCACTCCTTAATTCAACTTGTTTTCTCTGACGTAGCTTCTGATAGCATCAATGTGCTTTTTAAGTTCTTTATCTACTACCCAGAAATTTTCTTTTTTATTCTGTGACAATGGTTCTCCTGTGTTATCGTCAATCTCATTGTATGTGTATGATACTCTGTCTCCACCGTCAATATTTAATACCATAAAGCTACTCAACTGTTTCATTTAACATTTCCTCCTGTTCTTTAATCAAATCGTTGATTTCTTCCATATATTCTTTCTCATAGTCAATCACTTCTTCTTTTTCTGAGTTATCGAATTTTTCAAGTCGTTCAAATTCGTAATCTTTCTGAATTGCTTTGATTTCCCACGAAAATTTAAGGTTTTCAGTGCCTCGAACGACAAAGTAACTATCGGTCTTTTCTTCTACCCATATATCGCCTTGCCCCTCTTTCTGCAAAAATACTTGGTACTCAACACCTGTGTTTACTGTCTCTGAAAATATATCGTTAATGTCTATGTAACATTTTCCTGTATTATCAGTACATCCAGAACCTATATCCCCAAAATATGGGGTTGCTGTTTCATAACAATACTGCTTTCTTGTATCGTAATTTTCTGTATCTATGATTCTGTTTTTTGTTCCTGCAACAGACAAACTTCCGCCAATAGTAACTGGCTGATAAAAACTTGATTTTTCTTTTCCAAAATGAAATTTATAATTACTTACCGACCCAAGATAAAGTGATTCATCCGTCATATGCATTGTTATGTCTGTTTGTACTGTAATTGGTCCACTGCTGTTATTTTTTAATACAATCTCATCTGGGGACAAAATCGCACATGCACCAGTTCCATCCTTGTTTTCAGATAAATATATACCACCGAACACGTCTGGTGTTATACACACATATGATATTGGCTTTTCTCCCATGCCTGATATATAATGCGTTACGACTATCCCTTTCGTGTTTATGTCAACAATTTCATTGTCATTTGCATCATAAACGTGCATTTGTCCATTACCGTACGTGTTTGCTTTTCCACCAAGATTTAATGTTCCACCTCTAGCATAAGTAAAGTTGATATACAACTTACCGTCAGACCCACGATAAATACCTTGCCATGCTCCGTCATTTGTCAGCAGATTGAATATATCTTCGTGTGTAAGTGCATCTACGTCAATGGCTACTGGAATTGTCTCAATATCCAACACCTGTGAAAATCCACCTGCGGCATACATCGTACACCTTAACGCTGTAAGATTTCTTGAGATACCGATACCACTTGAACCACTTGCTGTGATACCGCTTGAACCACTCGCCAATACAGAATACAGTGCATGGGTAATGTCCGTTTCATCCGCTGATGAAGTATAAACGGTCGTGTATGTATCTCCGTCCGTTGTTTCCTCAATCTTGAATCGACACTTATAAGCTGTACGTGCTGTTGCTGTACCGTCACGGTAGTAACCAGATAATGTGATGTAGTTCGGCACAATCGTGTTGTCCGCAGACATTTTCACAATGCTTGACGATGTTTCCATGAAGTACGTTCTTCCTGCACTTCCTTGATCGCCTTTATCTCCCTTTGCTCCGTTGCTTCCGTTACGACTGACTGAATAAGAAGTTGTTGTCGTGTTGTTTGTGTAGGTAGTAATCGTTCTAGTCCACAAATATTGTCCTGCACTTGTAGATGGAACACTACCAGACCATGTACCTGTTGGAACTGCTGTACCGCTACTTGACACTTGATAAGTGATTGCAGTTGATTTGATTCCGTTTCCAGTTGGTCCAATATTGCCTTGAGGACCCTGCGGACCTGTTGCCCCTGTCTCGCCTTTAGCACCAGTCGCTCCAGTCTCTCCCTTGATTCTTGCCCAAGTGTAAGAACCAACCGTTGTAGGGTCTGCTTGGTTATAGTCGGTGCAAGTTCCGATATATGTTCCAACGTCCTCTCCCGAATTAGAAGTGAACGTCTTACCGCCATCGTTACTATACTTAACATGGAAATATGGTGTTTTACCGTCCGCACCTGCCTTACCTGCCGTTCCATTCGTTCCGTCATTGACAGTCTGTGTATGTGTTCCATTTTTATCTGTAATTGTGATGGTTGTTACTGTACCGCTTTTTGAAATTGATACTGCCGGAGATACACCGTCATTTCCTTTAGCTCCCTGCGGTCCAGTCGCTCCAGTTTCTCCCTTTGCACCCTGTTCTCCTTTATCCCCTTTAGCTCCTTGAATACCCTGTTCGCCTTTAATCTTCGCCCAAGTATAAGAAGCTACTGTCGTTGGATCGTTTAGGTTGTAATCTGTGCAAGTACCAATGTAATCTCCTACCGTTTCGCCAGAATTGGAAGTAAAGGTTTTTCCACCGTCATTTGAGTATTTGATGTGAAGATAAGTGGTTTTTCCGTTAGTACCGTTAGTACCAGGGATTCCCTGTGTACCTTTTTCTCCCTGCAATCCTTGGAATCTCGCCCATGTATATTTAGATGGGTCGTTTGAGTCTGCTTCTGTGAAGTCCACGTATGTTCCAATATAGGCAGATGGGGTTTCAGTCATTTGAGAAGCTGTTGTGGGTTTTGCCACAGAACTATACTTAATGTGAAAATATGTTGTATCTCCACTAGCACCCTTAGGTCCTTGGATTCCTTGTTCTCCTTTTGGGCCTTGAATACCTTGTAGACCCTGTGGTCCTTGGTCGCCTTTTTCGCCCTTTTCTCCTTGCGGACCTTGGATTCCCTGTTCGCCCTGTGGCCCTTGAGGTCCAGTGGCACCCTTTTCCCCTTGCGGTCCAGTAGCACCAGTTTCTCCCTTTGCACCCTGTTCTCCTTTAGCTCCCATCTTACCGATGGAATATGTTGTGCTTGTGGTTTTATCAGAGTAAGTATATATGGTCCTCGTCCACAGATATTGATTTTCTGCAACGTTTGGCGGTGTTTTGCTCCATGTTCCTGTTGGTGCTACCGTTCCGCTGTTGGATGCTTGATAAGTCGTTTCAGAACTTGTGATACTTCTACCGCTTGCTCCAGTTTCTCCCTTATCTCCTTTTGCACCTGTCTCTCCAGGGATACCGCCTTTTAATTTAGCAATGTCAAATCTTTTCGTAACAGAATATGTATTTAGGTAATTTGCTGTAATATCCACCCATCCCACGTCTGTTGTTAATGCTGTCACAGTGTATGTGTGAGTTGAATTGTTCCAAGAACCTACGACACCGCTTGACTTCTGCACATTATAAGTACAGTCGTTAGATATGTCGGTATGACCGTACAAAACCTGTGCTGTCGTGCGGCACTCTGGAAACGTTGTGTACTCTCCCTTATAATCTGTCGTGATTGCTTGATAATCGTTGTCCAGATTGATAATCATTGCACGAGATTTTCTGGCTTCTTCCAGTGCCTTATTGGCTGTCTCATCGTCCGTGTACTTGTTAAGCTTCTGCCAGTCGGTTTCCACATAGCTTGCACCCTCTCCCCTTGCTACCACGCAAGTAAGGATGTCTCCGTTCTGTCCTTGATTCCACATATCCCCTGTGTCATAAGGTGGTGTAGGTTGTGTCAGAAATACACGGCATTTGCTGTTTGCTGTAGACTGTGCAAAAGATGCTGTCTGCAATGCTTTTGTAACGTCTGTATCTTGTACTAACTGCCACTTCCATGTATCTCCGTCCTTGAAAAATCTGTAGGCATAACCTTTAGATTTCCAATAAAACAAGTCTCCCTCATGCTTCTTTTTATCATCTTCTGTTGTCCAGTCAGAAGCAGGGATGTTTTTTAGAGTTGGCTCATAGTCGTAGTAGAACGTCTCGATCTGTCCGTCAATCTGGTTCTGTAGATCAGCTACACTTTTTGTAACTGTTTCTGCAAAGTCTGATACTTTACCGTCTGCATAGTTCTTAGATTCTTTCACTGCATCACTGATCGCATCGGGTGCTGATTTACCACCGATTGTGACGTTATCCCCAGAAATCTTTACAGTACCAGTCTCCATGTCTGCATAGAAGATGATATTTCCAGATTTATCTTTGACAGTTAATGCACCAGTGTTGATATAATCTGCATTAATACCCTCTGTATAAAGCAATCTTGCTACCATTTCCCCAGTGATCGTAAATCCGTAAGGATATGTCTTACCACCATCAATAGAGAATCCGATAACTTCCGATGTCAATTTAATAACATTCTTTGATTCTACTAATGTTGGTTTGTCATGCAAGTAATATATAGTCGAACCATCTAACAGTATTTCCTGCGTTGCATACATTCCATTACTGTTTTTTAATGCTTCTTGCATCTTATCTAAAGCATTTTGACGGTTGTTTCTTTCCTGTTCAATTAACTGTTTTCCTTGTATAATTGCTTTCTGATTACTTGATGTGTAGTTGCTCTGATTACGCAATGGAGATTCTGCACTATTCTTTAATGTTGTATACCCAAAGAATACAAAGTTTACATCTGTTAATACAGAATAAAAACTATTTTCTCGCCAGTCCGTAACTTTAATCTTATCCATAAACTCTGCTATTGGATAAGATATATAATCCATCGAAAATCCTCTGAAAGTCACATTTTCAAATTTTTCATAGATCCATGAAATAAGTGTTTCTTCATGCCCTTTTACTAATGGGTTTTCAATAGATAATACATAGCTATCTCCACCGACTTTTACAATTTCTTCTACATCTTCTTCATTTTCGTTACCATCTTCATCGGTTGTTGTCTTAGTAACAGTCTTTGTCATTTGTACACCTGTTACCTGCACATCATTTGTATCACTTGTCAAAGAATCATAAGCTTCAATATCATGGATACTACCGTTTTCGTAGTCAAAATCATAGGTCATTATCTGCAAACGTCCTGTACGGTCAATTCTTGCGTTTCCGCAAGCAATCATAGCGATAAATCCTATAACCTGTCGGTGTGTGTAATCGCTTGAGGGCATAGTCTGTATCTGAAAATCATTATGTAAAAAGTTACTATCTCCTATTAAAATACCGCATGTATCACAACTATCTATTAATACATTTTTTGCTGTCGCAGGGAATGTCAATGATGTGCTATATGACTTATCAGCCTTATACATATCATCATGTCCGACAATCGTAACTACATTTCCATATGTTTCTGGCTGTGTGACAGTAAATGTACCGTATTCAATTTTTTCTGTTGTCTCTGATAATTCAAATGTTAGATACAGTCTGATTTTTGCTCCGAAGAAGTCATAATTGGATAAGTGATCATCGTCATTCATGATTTCTAACTGTACATTACGGCTGAGTGCAACACCTAAAGGAATGGTGTTAGCTCCTGCCGCATCGACTAAACTGTTATTGTCAATTGAAAAATCATCTTCTCCCAATGGCAGTACAGTACCATTCGCAAGCGTTACTTCCGCATTACATTTAAAATCTTGTCGTTCTGCCATTAGCTGTTTAAATTCATCACTTACATTTATCATATCGGGTTAACCCCCTGCATATTGAAAGATATACTTGATACTTTTTCGTGGTTATTTTTAAGTGTTTTTATCTTAATGTCCGATACCTGTCCGACATAAAACTTTGCTGTTCTCCACTCTCCGTAAAATACAGAAAAATAATGTAAATCAAAAGATTTACCACGTGCCACCATTTCTAATATTTCCGTAACCTTAGACATTGGCACATCCGATGCACTGTATGTAAATTGCTCTACTGTGAACATCGGGGTAAACTTTCCTTTACCAGACTGTGCCCTCGTGCTACCTTGCGTATAGGTAGTTTCAAAAGCTACGGCTGTGTCTGAATCTGGTTGCCAGACTTTTTTATTATTGATTTTTATATAATCCTGTGCCATTTTTTACTCCTTTCTACGCAAGGCTGAATGGATTTCTACCATTACTCATTTGTCTTAGTTTTGCTTCTTCGATAAATTCATCAAACAACGTCCTGCGGTTAATCTGTGCTGTGAAATGATAATCCCCACCATTGTTACCGCTGTTGTCTGATTCTAAGGACTTCGTAACAGATAATAGCTGTTCAAGTAAATTAAGTACGTCATTATTGTTACTGTTTGTGCTGTTCTGCTTTTGTGCGATCACTGCGGATGCTTTCGCAGGTATTATCTTACCTGTAGCAATCTCTGGTGTTCTGAACGGTACATTTGCCAACTGTTCAGACTGATTCATAAGGGTTTTGAGTGTATCTGGAAAAGCTTTTTCCAAACCTACTGTAATACCGGCAGGAATCATCTTACCTACCGTATCTCTCATAAGTCTTGATGGAGAATGGATTCCAAAGAAATCTTTCACACCCTCCCACGCCTTTTGTGCAAGACCTGTCATTTTATCAACCAAAATCCATGCAAAATCTCCAACACCTTTTGCAATACCTTTTACTACATTCATTCCAACGCTGCCCCAATCGACATTTTTAAATGTAGTTTTCATATCTCTTATCGCAGATGTAGCTTTTTTTGATAATTCTTTAGGAAGATTTTTAACCGCTTCTATGATGTTGGTCAATATTTTCCCTGCCGTTGTTTTAAGTCCAGACAATTTCCCAGTAATTCCATTGCCTATCCCTTTAATTCCGTTTTCTCCAAGTCCTTTGAGTTTAGACGGTAAATTCTTTATCGCATCAATCAAGCCATTGTATGTATTCTTCATAGCATCAACCGCAGTATTTTTTGCATTCATAATTCCGTTTTTAATACCTGTGATGAGGCTTTTTCCAAGTGATAGCCAATTATAAGCTGTAAATACACTGACGATTGCCTGCACAATCTTTGGCACGTTTGCGATCAATGTCGGTATTGACTGGATGAGACCTTTGAGCAAGATTGCGATAAGCTGTACTCCTGCAAGTAATATCTTAGGGGCATTATCGTTAATAACGCCTGCAATATTAATCACAATCTGTGGTACATTTTTGATGATGTCTGGCATTGCTTTTGCTATACCTTTTGCAAGATTTAACATAAGCTTTAAACCAGAATCTACTAATTTTCCTGCATTGCTTCTTAAGTTTGCAGTAAAACTCGTCAATGCTGATAATCCCTTACTAATAAACTGCTGTGTCCCATTTGTAATACCTTTTGCCAAGTTATCCATAAAAGACACACCAAGCTGTGTTAATGCCGTGATTGCTTTTCCTGCAACAGATATTGCACTAACAAATATTCCAACCCAATCAATAGATGTTAATAATGTTGCTAATTTTGTGCCAAGCTGTGACCAGTTTGTTGTAGTGAGTGCATTATCTAATGTTGTTAATATTCCTAATGCTAATCCAGATAAGCTTGTACCAATAGACTTAACATCTATCTGGTTGATCGCACCATTCAAAAATCCACCTATTGACGTTCCTATTTTTGCCCAGTTAAGAGTATTTACAGCTCCCTCTAACATTTGAAACGGAACATTTATTTTATTCGTAAACAACCGCCCTACATTATTCCAATTCACTTCATTGAATAAGCCGTTGATACCTGTTGCAATTTTTGAACCAAGATTTTTCCAATTGATTCCCTCTATCAACAGATTCAGTGTGTTGACAATTGTATTAATACCTGCACCCACAGTACGTCCCATTAAATCCCAGTCTATGTGATCAACAAGACTATTGAATGTCCGTGTAAATGCGTTCACAAAATATGTAATCTTCGGACCTACATTATCCCAATTGATGGCATCATAGATTTTTTGCAATCCTTTATTGATACCAGATGCAATGTAAGTCCCAAGTCCCTCCCAGTCCTCTTTTTTTATGAGGTTCTTAATCTTCTTAGCAATGTCCGCAATAGAAGATTCAATAGGAACTTTCTCAAACATATCTCCAATGGATGGTCCCGTGTATCCGCCACCACCTCCGCCACCTGTTGATGGCGTTGAGTTTGAACTAGGTGTATTGTCTTTTTCTTTCTGATACTGTCTGATTTCGTCCAGACCAGAAAGATATGTCTGCATCTCTTTATTTGCTTTTTTTGTTGCATTTGCGTTTTTCTTTGTAGACTTCGCTGCACTATTAGAACTCTTAGAAGTCTTTTGCAACGATGCAGCATAATCTTCTTGTACAGCTTTTGCTTTTGTAAAAGATTTCTGTCCTGTCAGTGCTGCTATGAACATACCTACATAAGTAATCGCTCTTGACAGCATATTTATAAATGCCGTTAATATAGGTGCTACTACAGACAGTATTGGTGCAAATGCTGTTGCTAAACTGTTCTGTAGCTGTGTTAATGCCGACATCATAGAAGATATCGAAGCATTAGTAGCAGACGAATATTGAGCAAGGTTATTTATACCTGTCATGATTCCACTATTTACTTTAGAAATCATACCAAAAACAGTAGAATATAAGATACTCATTCCAACCATTCGACCGATTGAAAATCTTGCATTGTTAGCACTGTTTGTAGTGCTTGTGAAGTTCTGTGCCAGTCCTGCAAGACGTTTTCCAAGTCCAGATACTACTCCACCCATTCTGCTAAAAATAGATGAAATACCGCCTGTTTTAGTCTTAGCACTGTCGGCTGACTGACTGACATTCTTGAACGATGAACCAAGCTTGCTATTTGTATTAACAAGCCCTTTTTCTTTTGCATCAGTCTGTAATATCTCTTTGTTTAAGGCATCCAAAGCCTTTTGACTAGCACTAGATGCTGTGGCGGAATATGCACCAGTCATAGGTGCTGTCTTGATCGCAGGTGTTTGTACTGCCCCACCACCGCTTTCTAACTGCCGTTTCTTAGCGATCAATGAATCATACTGCCTGCCCAACTTCTCTGCCGCACTCTCTAATGCCAAAAATGCAGGGGAAGAAGTTGCGTTCTGATTTCTTGCAAAGATTTCTTGCTGTGCTGTTGCTACCTGTTCAAATTGTGCATCAAGGCGTTGCAAAGAATCCTCAAGAATCTGATATGCTGTTGTCTTGATATTTGAATTGCTGATTTCATCCTGTAACTGCGTTGTCTGCCCTAAATCAGTATTTAAGGATTCAACACTTGTTTCTGTACCTGTGATTTCTACATTTAATTTCTGTAATGCTTTTGCACTCTCTTCACTTGCAAGACCTGTTCCACCTGTAAGCTTCGCTGTTTTAGGTAAACCACTGTCTGTAATCGCTGTTGGTGCTTCTAACTGCTTTTTCTTTGCAAGAAGTTCTTCATATTGCTGATCTAGTTTAGCCGCGGCACTCTCCATTGCTTGAAACGCAGGAGAAGATGTTGCACTCTGATTTCTGTTGAATACATCCATCTGTGCTTTTTCCAACTCTGCAAGTTTCTGTCCTGTGGTTTCTATCGCTTTATCTAACGTATCAAGTGCAGTCGTTTTAATGTCGATGTTATCAAGTTTCTTTTCTGCCTGTGTGGTCTTTTCCAGTTCCTCAGCCACGGTCTTTGCTTTTTCTTCGACAACATCCATACCTTTTGTATCTGGTGCTTTTATACCGCCACTCATGGCTTTTTCCATTGATTTCCCAATGGTTTTCACTTGATTGGATAAACGTTTTAAAAGGGATGCGATTTCTTTCACACTTGCTTTTGCTTCGGTTGTATCAATCTCTGTTTTGATATAAATACTTCCATCCGCTTTTTGTGTAGCCATTCAATCACGCCCCTTTCCCATTCAGTAAATCGTTCAAACGTTTCTGTTCTTCTAATTCCTCTTCGGAATATTTAACATCTAGGTCAATAAGCGTTTTATTTTCTTTGTAGAACTCTCTTTCCCAATCTTCCAGTTTCTTTCCTTTGGCTTTCTTCATGCGAACACTAAGAATCTGCGAAAACAAAGACTCCCCAATTTCCATGTAAGCTCCTAAAAAAGTCCACCAATGTAAATACTGCATAGCTCGTATTTCTTTTCCAAGTACACGGTTAACAGATGGGATGATAACTGGTGCATCATGTTCCCAATCCATCACATGAGGTTGCTTCTTCCCATCATCTTTGATACCCATGTCAATAAATTCGATGGCTTTTTCAATAGCTTCTTCATAGTCTTGTGGTGGCATATTTCCAAAATCAACGTATAAAATGGTAAGGCAAACAATCCACTTTTCATCGTTTTCAAACTCTGGATCATTAAAAGTCTTTAATATATCCAGAATTGCTCGAAAATCTGTACGAATATCGTACTTAATGCCACCAACTACTATGGATGTAGGAAGTTCCCAAACTTCCATTATTTGTGATATTTAGACGTTGCCCTTTTAATTTTCGCCTGTTTCTTTTTGATTCTCTGGTCTGTTACCTGCTCAATAACGTCCGCAATCTCAACGATGATATTCTCAATAAAGAAATCTCCACTTTCTGTTAATGTCAGCGGATTGCAGATAGCAAAAACAGATTTAGAAGCTTTAGAGTTGAGTAAGTAATCAATCTGTTCTTCTAATCTGTCGGATAATTCCAGAATATCTTTTTCTGTTGCATCTTCTGGTACTTCCATCTTTTCAAGATTTGCAACTACCTCTTCGTATCTTCTAATGATATTTAAATCAACAGGATTGAAAGAAAATCTTCCAATCTCTGCATCATCTTCATTGGTCAGTACCACATTTAAGGCACCAGTTTTGACTTTTCTTCTTAATTCTTCCATTGCTTAACCCCTATTTCCCTGTGCTTGATGCATTTACTGAACTTGTAGCTGCTGTAAATTTACCTGTTTCAACGTTGTAAGTACCTTTTGTACGTTCTCCAACATAATTGACGGTAAATGGAATCTGATAACCAGATGTATCCCCACCGTATGATGTAGGTGTTACATAACATTCCTGCTGATATGCTTCATAAGCTCCACTTGTAGCTTCTTTCCACATATGCACTTCTACGGCGTTTGTCTTTAAGTTGTCGTCTGTGTAACGATTATCAACAATTTCCTGCAATTTCTGTGATAATACAGAGTCAGCCTCTGCATAATAAGGGTCAGCTTCAGAAGATACTTCATATCCGTTATGCTTAAATGTTGATTCTCCGATGATATTTTTAGATGTTTCTGTGTCTGGATTCAATTCGACATTGTACTCTTCTAAGTCTTTTCCCAGACGTTCATAACCAGATGTTCCGCCACAAAGTGAACCAGAATCTAAGAAATGAGCCATATATTTACGTGCAATTTTACCTGTTGTAACTGCCATTTTGATTCTCCTTTATCTTTTCAAGGTTAGTGATCTGCTCCATAATGCAGACCAGTTAATGTGTTATCTATCTATCAAAGTCATTTTGGTATCGGGCAGAAATGTTGATTGCCCAATTCTCAGACTTGTTTTCGTTTGTGCTGTCCAAATATGCAGGTGTCTGTCTGTCAATCGTTAAAAACTTTCGATTGCCTGTCAGAATCGGATATTCTTCTAGCTTATATGTATTGTTTTTAATCGTGATTGTTTGTTTTTCTAACCATTTGCCAAGGTTGTCCAACCACTCCTTAATGTCTGCTTTCCTCTTTGGTTTTGTACCACTTGCACGACATATCACGCAAAATGGATACAGACATACCTGTGTGACGTGTCCTGTGATACTTTCTTTTTCTGATTCGATCACTGCACCGCTTACTGGGAACATTGCTTTTCCGCTTGCATCATCTAATGTAGAAAATGCAATTTCGTCTCCCTCTCTTAATTCTGGGAATTGATTTACCAGTTCCTGCAATGCTGTTGTGATCACATCAAAACCATCAATGTCGTACTTGACTGCTTTCTTTTCTTCTGCCATTAGCTTCCCCCTGCCTGCTTCTTAACATGAGTAACCCATGCTTTACCATGATTCTTCTTTGCTGTTTCAAACCATTTTGGAGTAGCTTTAGGATTGGAATAGGACAGGTCTTCTTTTGCATTGGTTTGTCCTGCAAATTCAGAAACAAGAACCTTTCTTGCCCCTTTTCTTGCCCATGGAGAACCTGTTAGTTCATCAACCATACCTTTACCGTAGTATAAGAAACGTCCCATCGGTCCAGTGCCTGCACATACCATTCCAGTACCTGCAAGAGAAGCACTTTTTGCTCTCGTTACGTTAATGAATGTACCTGTTTCATGTGGCATATAAGGAACCATATCGGTCATAATTTGACTATCTAGCCAAAACTGAGCATGCTGTATCTGGTCGTCAAATCTTTCAAGGCTGATATTCGCAATCATGTTAGATGTATTTATATTGACATTTCCTAATTTCTTTTTAGCCATGTAACCACCTACTTCGCCATAACTTCAAAATGCGGAATAATATCATAAAAAGCACTGCCAGTGATCGCAAAGACATAATCATACTTAAGTTTCATCTCTTCGTAAAAACCGTCTATATAATCATCGTCTGCAATCGGTTCTTCATTTTCCCATTCTCTAACAATAAAGAAGTCAAAACCATTAGCCTTAGAACTAAATGTAAGTGCCTGTGGTAACTTATCATTTGCCTGTTTAGACCATTCTTTAGGTGGTAGCCATAATTTACTCCCTACCATCTTTTGACCGTCTTTTAGGCTATACTGCACGTTTAATACAGCATTGTCCTGTGAGTCAGAGCCATATTTTGCAATGATGCTTGCTTTATCCATGTTAAGATTGCAATTATGCAAAACGGAGGGATACCATGTATCGCCCTGCTTACTCTCATATCTATTGAAAAGTGTAATTGTGTCGTTATACATCGTATCCCTCCGCTTATAATGCACCTGCTCTTTTAAAAACTTTAAAAATCTTTTTAGACTGTAAAGCAAACCAGTCAATCATCTCTTCGTTATTTGCCCAACAATCTGTGTTGCAGGACTGTCCATCTAAACCACTTTCGTATAAGAAAGCGTGCATAATCTCATGCCTAAGCACACTTTTTTGAACCGATTCAATGTTATCCACAGAATCAACACTTTTTTCAAGAATTGCAACGACTATTGTTTTATTTGAATAATCGCAATAACCAGACAATTCTTGTAGTTTTTCATCTTCGTTCTCGTGTCTGAATCTGATTTTATATGTAGTTCCTAAAACATTTACTTTACAATCTTTCATAAATACTCCGTTGGGTACATTCCCATATACAGCAAATTAACTCCGTTGGCATCTGTGACACCCGATAAGTAGTCTCTTATTGTGTCAGAGTATAACTGCTTTTGTGCTTCTTTATCCGCTAGACACTTATCTATCAATGTAGCCGTACCTGCGTTATTAGAAGTCACATAACTTATACTCTCGTTTCCTGCACTCTTAGATGCTACCTGCTTACTCATCACAGTTCCATCTTCTAATGTGATATAACCCTGTGATGCTTCAACTCTCGTTTCTGCCTGTTCAATCTTATATGTGATTGACAGAAGTTCGCAAACACATCTTTTAACTGCTTCTGCATCATCTTCATCTGTTGGAAAAGCAATCTTAAGCTTTTTGACATTGTCCACGCCTGTTGTGGCATTATCTATCTTCTTGCAAGAATCCCAGACCAGACGATTAAAGTCTGCTTCTGGGATTGCTTTCTCTCCAAAAAAGGTTTTGTAATATTCATAGTCAACATAATTTGCCATGAAATCACTCCTTTTTATCCGTTGGATTTAATAACACCCATGCGGATATTCTTCTGGTTAAATGCTAAAGACCAGTTTGCTTTAGCTCCTAACTCTGCATTTGTAGGAGACTCTTTTGCGATCTTGTTAGAATTAATAGAAAATCCGTTAGGATGTAATACATAACCCTGTTTTGTATACAGCTTTTCGATACCGGCAGATGTTTCTGGGTCATAGTCTGTATAATAAGGATTTTCATAGTTTGTCTTATCACAAGTCAATACTGAGCCTGTACCAAGCATATAAGTTTTGTATACTGGGTTTGTTCCTGCTGTATCAACTGTAAATCTGTCTGTTACCAGTGGGATAAATCCACCGATTGTAGGAAGATTTACTTCTCTTTCTACTGCGTTAGCAATAGTGTATTTGTTGTAGTCAACAAGTCCCATTGCTTTGTACTTTGCATAAATGTAAGAGTTTAATACAAGTAATCCCATCTTGTCAGCGGAATCTCCTAAAGCTTTCTGCTGTGCAAAGATAAGTGTTGTATCGTCAATTTTGTTTACATCTCCAACAGTACCCTCGCCAGTTAAAGATAAGTCTGTAATATGGTTTTCCATACCAGACAGACTTAAAACTGCATCAACTGTAGCCATTAAGTCACGTGTTCTTACCTGCTTATAAAAGCTTGCAACAGAGTTTGCAACATGAGTCATAGGGTCGGCACCTGTTAACTCTTTTGTAAAGTCTTTTGCTTTCCAAGCTTTCATTCTCTGAATTAACATGCAAGTCTGTTTCTTTCCTGTAATTTCAACAGGCGTATTATCTGTTTCTCCATCGTTGTTTAAAGCCTGTGAGTCCTGTTCATCAATCGGTGTATAGAATGGAATTGTTGCGATATTTCCTTTTTCTCCGATTAAATCCATGATTGTATTGTCCTGTGCTAACACACCAGATGCAATAATTGCATCGTTCCATGTTGGGTTTTCTGACATAAACTCAGAAAAAACCTCTGGGTCAAAATCAAAACCGCCAAATCTTCCTGTTCTTGGCATAAAAAAAGTCCTTTCTACCCTAAATAAGAATAGATAAGGACTTATCTTTGTCCCATCTACCTACAACTATTAAGGGATTTTAGGTTAGCGACTCACTTCCATATTGTGAGTCGGTATTATCTATCTGTCGTTTAATAAGGTTGCATAGTAGTCTGGGTCCTCTGCCTTAAGCTTCATTCTGTCGTCTAAAGACATTTCCCTTAACTTCTGTGTTCCCTTTTTCTGCTCTCCGCTGTTGAACTTAGTTGTAAAGCTTGGGATCTTAACATCTGGTACTTTCTTTTCATCAACCAAGATGTTCTCGATCGGTTTCCCATCTTTAGTAGTAAGTTCTTTAAATACATCTTCTGCATTTTTCCCATTCTCTTCTTCCAATTTCTGAATCATCTGGGAGCGGATAGAGTCTTCTGTGATTGCATTTACAAATTTTTTATCGGATAAGAAATCTTTTACTTTGTCTCTTAACTCTGTCTGTTTAGCTTCTTTTGCTCTTGCTTCTTTTTCATCTGCAAGTTCCTGTGTTAATGTTGTAATCTTGGTCTTAAGACCGTCAACATCTTCTTTCTCTAAGTCGGCTAATTTAGACTGCACTTCGTCTAAAGATGTTTTGTATTCATCTTTTTTCTCTACCTGCTTATTGTAGTCAGCTACAGTCTTATAGTTTTCAGACATTTTCTTTTTTAAATCCGCTTTTTTATCTTCTGGGATTTCGATTCCTAATTCTTCTAAAATCTTTTCGTAATTCTGCATATATATCCTCCTACGATATTTGTATACCGCTCGTCTGCGGTAATGGATTAAGGCTTATAAACCTAAGCCAAGGTAAAAGAGAAGAGTGGACTTGAACCGCTCTTGAGCCTTTAACTCTCTCTTAAAACTTACGGGAGGAGGTTAGTTGATTGAATCACATGAGCATCAAACAATCTACTCTTTTATTGTAAGATATGGAGACTCTTTTTTTCTACTCATTTTTCTAATTTTTTTCACGAAAAAAGCACCATGCGACAACATGATGCTTTAACGTTTTTTGGAGGAGTATGAAAAAATTACAGCTCTACCAATAAAGGGTCAGAAAATAAATGTTATTGATCGCCACTTTTGTGGCTAATGGAAACAACAGGATTCGAACCTGTGACTGTCCACTTATGAGGTGGATGCTCTAACCAACTGAACTATGTTTCCACGGACCTCGTGAGAAGTCCTGCCGTATTATACTTTATAAAATCAATAAGAAAAAGGGTTGTAACATGAAAAATCTTCGAAACAAATCACATACTAGCAAGTAAAAAAATGATTTATTCAACAACAACTATTATTTGTTACAAGTATTATTGTAAATGCTATACTATGGATTTTTCAATACACTTTTCATAAGTTTTTTCAAAAATTTCTTTCTTACATGGATAGATTTCTCCGTTTACGCCAGTAATAAGCATATCATCTTTTGTCATGAGGAAATCTCCCTCTAGTGTCGGAATGATATAAGAATTGCTGTCATATTGTCTAATGACATAACCATTATATGTAAACTTAACAGGCAGACCGTTAACCACAGTATCAGCGTTCTCTGCTCCGATTCTCATAAACTCATCAAACGTGATCGCTTCTATCTCAACAGGTTTCTTTACGTATTTAGCCATACTTTTACTCCTTATTCTGCAATCAACCATTCATTAGATAAGATATTGTTTAGTGTGTATTCCACCATTTTTGTATCTCTAATATCTAATAAGTCTCCCTTTTCTCCGTTGTCTTTATCTCTGCACTGCATCATGATAGTTTCTTTTTCTGTATCCCAGTACCAGAAACCACCCCATGATGGAAGTTTTACTTTGTGTCCTGCTTTCATTCTTTTAAATGCTTCTGCAAACGACATGCCGACATCTTCCACTACAAGTTGTACTCTATAGCCGTCCTTGTGTACGATTCCATCTTTTCCATCTGTAATTGATGCAATCAGTTCTCCATCTTTTGTGATATTTAACTATTTAAAATTTATACCGTCAATTATCATTCTTATTCTCCTTTACATCTCAAACTTGACATTTTCCCACTTCTTGTAAGCGTCCATGTACAGCTCGCTTTCATCTCCGTTGAATGTCATTTCATAATACATGCCATCAGATAATGTCGTGCTTAACAGTGCTTTGTGGTTCTGTAATGTTTTGGAATACCAAACAACATACACGTCATTCATTGTAATATGATTGTTGTCTGTCTTGTCCATATGTCCGTTCACATAATCAACAATCTTTGCTTTGCATACCGCTAAATATTCTCTACTTCCCATTTTGGTTCTCCTTTATTTCTCGTGCGTTGTCAGTGCGTTTATTAACTCGTCTCTGGTTTTTTTTAGACCCTCGATGTTGTTCCCTGTGATTTTGTTCTCAATCAGATTAAACATACTTTTCATGACTAAATTAACATCGTCCTGTTGGCTGTTAATTGCGTTGTAGTCACTGTTAAGCTTCTGCTTAATGTCTTTGATGTCTGTCTCTATTGACGTTATACGTTGTTCTAAATCGTCCGTAGGCTTCTTGTAATGCTTATAGGCTTTATACAATACGCCTACAGCTCCACCAATGGTTATAATCCACCCACACGCAACCATGAATTGATTAATAGTTTCCAAATTATTTACCTCGTGCGTTATTATACCTAGTCGCTGCACCTCTAGCAGATGATGATTGACTTCTGTCCCATCCTGCGGTGTTGAGTCTTTCGTTTTGTGTCTTGAGATTGTTCTGCTTGCAGTAATCTTTATAAGCTTGATTCTGTTTTTGCAATAGTGCAGCCTTTTTCTGATATTCCATATCAAGCTCATGCTTTAAGACTTCGTCCTTTGCATTATCCACAGCCGTTTTCATGCCGATTAACTGCCGTTTCGTCTTTCTGATACGTCTTTCAAGCTCTCTCTGGCGTTTTCTCTTCTCGTATTCCTTGCGGTTCTCTTCGCTGTCATAGTCCTCGAACGGATTGTTTATTCCATCCCCCGGTCCGTGTGAGTGTCGGCAGTTTGCCCCATGGATTCCCTGCACGTTTCCCATACCGCAGACCGAAAAAGGCGGAAATCTTGGGTCATTACCGCTTTTGCTGTAAAACTTGCCTTGCCACCAGAAATGATTGGTTAAATTGTCCCCACCGTTCCCAATTCTGGCTCCCAGATGGGCAGATGTTAGGATGATATCCCAATCCATCTCGTCCATACGTGCGTCTGTAATATCTGCTGCCATCTGGCTTACACCAGTACGGACCGCTCTCGCTGTAGCTGTCTCTATACTGTCTCTACGTCCACTAGGGTATGTTACGTCTGCACCCTTGTCTATAATGTCGTTAACAGCTTCTTTGACCGCTTCTGTGTAGCTCGTTGTACCGCTTGCAGTTTGGTTGTATGCCTTGTCCACTGCATCTATGTAATTATCATGGCAGGCGTTCGGCATCGTACCAGTGTAGTTATGCATCTCTCCCTTTGTCTTTTCGTAATTCCTCTGCAATAATCGTTGTAGATAAGGACTTTCCCCGAGTGGTTTTGGTTCAAGACCTGCTTTTTTATACACTGCATCATCCCATTCTATAGCCTTTATACCTGCTTCTTTCATGGTTTGTGCGATTGTATCAATGCCTATCTTTGTTGTTTGTGCAATCTCTTTCTGTACCGCCTGCAAGATATACCCTGCATCCTGCAATACATCCATCTGCCACTTGTCGATAGGCGTAAAAAGGTAATCTTCGCCACGTCCTAGCCTTATCATCATTCGTTCGATAATCACAGATACAATTTTGTTATGCAGTTCTTCCGCCTGCTTCTCTGCCTTTTCTGGCACATACCATAAGTAATCTGGCGTTAGCATTATTCTTCATCTCCTGCACCGAACAAGTCTGGTTCTTTTGGCTGCGCTTCTGCTTCTAATGCTTTTGCATCTTCTTCGCTAAATCCCTCAAATTTTGTTAAATAGTACCAGAAAGGAATCTTACCGCTTACAACATAGCTATACCAACGAGAACGGTCCTCGTCCTCATTGTATGTTATGTCTCCAAAGTCATAGTAAGTCTCATACGGTCCACTTGGTGCTAATTGGTACAGATCAGCAAAGATATTAAGTGCTGCAATCAAATCATCCATGCAGAACTGTAGCTTGTCCCTAACGTCCTTGATAAACTGTATTGTTCTCTGTTGCTCTGCTTCTACGCCTGTAGCTGTCTGAATCCCTGTCGTTTCATTAAACACAAAGTATCCGTTAGAGAATCCGCATTTATACCCAATCTGTGACAGTAGGGCATTGATTCCTGTCAATCGTGTATCTGTATTCAGTGATGGATTTACCTCTTGATAGAAGCCATCTAAACCAGTACCATTTACATTTTTAACGTATTCTGGCAATTTCAAACGCTTCTTGCTTCGTTCAACGCCTGCCTGCGTATCTTTCACAGGTGTACCACTTTCCATTAACCTATCAGAATCAATCAGCACCATACGTCTACTGTCGAATATCTCTGTTGCGTTCCTACTGTATGCAGTGTCGAGGTCTTTTAGCTCCTCTATTGCTTCGTAAAAGATAGGCAATCCTAAACTGCAATGCAGGTCTACGTTATTCGCCTGCGGTGTCCTAAGAACTGCATACAGGCGTTGTCCATTTAGGTTTGTAAGTCCTACATCCTCTAGTTCTCCCCTCCAAGGTGTCTCGTCTATGTCAATTGGCTTTCCTGTATCGTTGGCATCCTTAGAAGCATAGCAACGATTTGTAATCTGATACACGTCCTCGATGTACCTATGATATTCTAGTTTGGTGTAATACGTCCTGCCATCACTGGAAATTTCACGATGTACAAACACAATTCCTTGAATTTCTCCGTTGCTTTCGTCTGTTACTATAAAGTTCTCTGGTGTAATCAAGTCCACACTTGCACCGTTAGGCTTTAATACAACTGTACCGTATGCGCAGCCGTATTCTACATGGTGCCGTACCTGTTCCAGTTCCTTGTCTATCTGCTCCTGCAACCAATTAGCTCTTGCACTGCCATCTATCTCTATTCCTATTGCAAGTGTAGCAAGGCGTGCTGTCTCACTGCATACAGCTTTTGCAAAGTTGATAGTCTTTATATGCTCGTCCTTGTCTAACCAGTACGGACTGCCCTTATAGATGTATGCACATTTTTCTATAGCTCTCTGCATCTCTGGACTGGTAACAGTATCAATCTTAAATTCGTCTCTTGCCCTTTGCCTAAAAAGGGTACTTAATATCTCTTTCATTCTGCTTATTATACCCATCTATTCCACCGCTATCAGTTTAACGTTTCCGATTTTTGTTTCTATATCTCCTTGTATCAAATCGCCATTAATCGTAAGCCAAACCCCACCATCATGGATAGATATTTTTTCTATATTCTCGATACCTAACATTACATTTCCAATTTGTATACAAGTTACATCTTTTAGATTTATCATCATTATGCGTTCTCTCCTCTCCTCATAATCACTCTGTTGTATGCATATCTAAGTGAGTCAATAGCATGATTGTCTCTGTCTGGGTATCCGCTTATTATGTTACCGTCTTTGTCTCTGTCATACTCATACGTTGTAATTTCTTTATATGTGTATGGTGTTCTCCGTGGGTCAATCACAATCTTCCTACGTTGTAGCCACTTCATACCGTATTCAACCGACCCTGGTCCTTTAACTGCTGCCTGTGCCACAAGACCTAAGTTTCTGTAGTCCTCTACTGATTTAGGCTCTGCACTATCACAAATGATTGCATAATCGTTATAGCCTTTTTTCTTTATCCAGTCGGCTGTCTGCTCATTCGATCGCTTATTTACGCAATGCTCATCTATTAAATAGATCGTTTCCCTTGCCGCATCGTAGTATGTCCTCGTAAATGCGTACTTATCTGGATACCATCCCCAGTCGACACCTTGGTAGATGCGGTCCATCTGTGCTATTTCTTTGTCTGTAATCTCTCTTACTTCTACATACTCAAATACTGCCCCACCGTTACCGTTAGCAATGCCCATGTATTCATGCTCGTATGCCTCTGGTCTGATTTCTTTTAGGTGTTCCGCTTCGTCAATAAACGGCTGTCCTAGCCACTCTTTCGGCACGTCCAGATATGTACTTCTTGTAATGAGCCTGTTTTCCTTTGGCTCTTGCAAATACTGATTTGCCCAGTTGTTAGCACTCTTCGGTGGGTTAAAGCTCTTAAATATCCATGCTAAATCTCCACCACGTATGGCAGACTGCTCTATACTTCTTATCTCTTCGGGTCCTGCGAACTGGTCTAATTCTTCAAACCACACAATCGCTATATATCCAAAATCTGGTGCTATTGACTTGATTTTTTCTTTATCATCAGCACCACGAAAGAATATCTTTTGTCCTGTGTCTCTCATCGTAATTTCATAAGGAGAGCTTGTATATTTATAATCTTTTTCCGAGAACTCCTGCTTTGTTATTGCCCATTTGGTTTTAGCATATACAGAATCCTTTACAGTGTTATATACTTTTCTCACAACAAGGCAATGGATGTCATGGTTGTTTCTCATTAGCTCTGTAATGATATTGGGGATTGTTGAGGATTTACCAGAGCCACGTCCTCCCGGCAATACATATTCCGTATGCCCATGGTTTCGTACATCTCGAATCATCGGATGAAATACATCGGGGATTATATCAAGGTCCATGTGATATGTCTTATTCCTTAATGCCTCTTCTCTTGCTTTCTTCTCTTCCTCTTCCTTTGCCTGCACCGTTAAAGCCTTTTCTAAGTCGTTCATGGCTTTTAACTGGTCTGGGAAATCTGGGGTAAATCCAAAAGAATCTTGCAACGCACCAGTGGCGATCATTGACCGTCTCCGCTGTATGTCTGCAAGACTCATAATATCATAGCCATTTTCTTTGTCTGTTTTGGCTTGTAGTTCTGCTATATATTCTTTTACTCCATGTTTTTCAATAATGTTCTTTTTTGCGTTCTTTGCTGTTGCGGGAGAGTATCCCGCTTCGATAGCGGCTTGATAATCATTCCCACCGTTTTTAATCCAAGCATGAGCAAATGTTCTTTGCTTCTGTGTAAGTTCATTCCGCATTTATTTGCCCATTCCTTTCTCTTATGCTTGCCCATATGTCAGACAGGCATTTAATTATATCCACCTGCGAAGCAGTTCTTAGTATCTCATACCGTGTGTCTTTCCAACCTTTTCTTGTATTCTCATATGCTTTTATAGACAGGATGTACATTGTTATCATTCGTTTCTGGTCCTCTGAATAGAATTGTGTTGTGTCTAAGCTTATTACAAATCCGTTTGATACTATTGCTCTTTGTAGTTTTCTCATAATTCTATTTAGATTCATCTTCTCACATCCTTTCTAGGTTTATATATATTTAAACAGACCGTTAGACAAGCGTCACATATCTTTTAGCCCCATAGGGTGCGTGGTTGCAACGAAATTTACCACCTCTAACGATCTGTTATTATCTCTTATATTCTTTTGTGTTTGGATTCCTGCTTTTATATTTGTCGCAGGTGCATAGATATGCGTTGTCTATTCTGTCATACTTGCCTACATCACACATATAGTAGTTCTTTGTATCACTTCCTAGTAGATACATACATTCAGCACAGCATATACTTCTATCTTCCATCCTGCACCTCTTTCTTGTACTTACTGCATACACACATATGACTACACTTTATGTTTACCAGTACCACTTCTGTTTTGTTTTCTGGGATTGCTCTTCTCTTTGTCTCTGTCACGATCTCGCAATGTACGCAATCGTTACAGCAATTCTTTAGTTTGTTATTAATCAAAAAAGGCACCTCCCACTATGGTTATTATCTAAGATAATTATACCATAGTGGGAAGTGCCTTTGTTTACACTCTTTTTATTCTCGATCTGGTTCCCAAGTGGTCCCGAATTTTTTCTTATGTGCCTCGGCGTACTTGTCAAAAAATTCTTGATCAGACGAAAGGCTCAATTCATACGCTACATTTTCTCTTAAATCTGCATCCATTAATTTTAGTGCTTCGTCAAAATTTACTTCTTTCCCGTACTGGTTTTTTACATTCATCCGCGTACCTCCTTTATTATCGTTTACTTTGTTTCTATACTCTTCTCTTTCTTTTAACAAGGTATCAAGATTTGTTTTCTCGCCCCGATTAATCCGCGCCCTTGCGTTTCTGATCTGCGCTTGTTTGTGCCGGCAGTAATCACTACAAGTGTTACTTGCAACTTTGGATTGGAATTTTTTACCGCAGTATTCGCAAATTTTTTGTTTTTTGCTGTTCTTTTCCAATTTCTTTTTTGTCTGTTCTGTCTCTTTATTATAAGCACTTTTATATTCTTTTTGCAATAATAAGCCTGCTTCGTGCTGGCATTTTTCAGAACAATATTTTTGCCGCCCTGCCATTACAATATATTCGTTTCCGCATAGCTCGCACTTATCGACACTCCCAAGCTTCCTTTTAGCGGTCTTTCCTTGCCTAAATCTTTTTTGTGCTTCTTTGGTTCGTATAATTCTACAATCTGGACAATAAAAAGCTCGAGGGCCTCCAAGAAATTCTTTGCCACACATCCTACACACCCTAATCCTCATCACATTAGATTTTCTTTTTTTTGTGCATTCGTCGCAATACAACTTATCTGTACTACCGTAGAAAGGCTTGCCGCAATCCAAACAAGCCTTTTTTGTTCTATATTTCATTTTTAAAGTTCCTTTACAACTTCCCACCCGTCAATAGCTGCTGTCGTGTCTAGGTCTTCGATTGGTAGCCTTTTTATTAAAGGCCTTTCGAGTCTTACATCATCGTCTAATACATATCTATATTTTCTCGTATCGACTATTCTTTCCCACTTTACTCTTTCCCAAAATTCTTTTTTCATGACTCATATCTCCTTTTCTTTTTGCTTATCTCCTTTAACTGTCTTTATTATACATAATATTTATGTATAAGTCAACACTTTTCAGATAAAATATTTTATCTTTTCATCGTCTGTTATTTCTATATCAATTACATCATCTACATTTTTCCTAAGCATACAACAAATAGCATTAAGACTTTTCATATTTATTGGTTCTCCTCGCTTTATCTTTGCAAGTGTTCCCTCGCTTAAATACTTGTTTTTTCTTATTATATAAGAAGTATACCCTTTTTTCTTTAATTCTTCCTGCACATCTAATTTGTATTTTATCATCGTTTTTCCCTCCTTTTACATCATTATATCATACTCATAATTTTACATCAAGAATTTTATACATAAATTTTATGTACTTTTCTATTGACGTATGCATAGATTTTATGTATAATAAAAGTAAGTTAAGAGAACAAAGCAAACAAGAAAAGGAGAAAAGAAGATGAAAGAAGCAATCAAAAAATTAGAATCAAAAGGATACTACATTGACAATCAGTTTGACGGATGGTTCGGAACTTTTCCAGACAGATTCGAACTCCACAAAGGAGATGAAATCGTTATGGATAATTTATCAGAATCACAGGTTATTAGTTTAGCAGAGATTTTATAAGTCTCTGCTAGACAATTTAGGAGGTGTTATCATGAAATATTTTACAGCCAAAAACTTACAGGAACTCAGAAAAGAATACAAAAAATTAATGGTAGCCAACCACCCAGACAATGGTGGAGACGTTGTTACATGTCAAGAGATTACAGCCGAATACAAGAAACTGTTTGACATGTTCAAGGCAGGGCAGACACCAGAAGAAGAAAAGAAAAATACATTTGATTATAAGGCAGACGAAGCCTTAAGAAATGTAATCAATAATATTGTTTCTTTCGATGGTGTAAATATCGAGGTAGTAGGCTCTTGGATTTGGGTAGATGGTAATACATTCCCGTACAAAGAAGAGCTAAAGAAGTTAGGCTTTAAGTGGTCTAAGAATCGTAAAAAGTGGCACTTCTCAACAGAGCCATCTGGAAAGTGGCATAAAAAGAAAATGTCTTTCGAGGACATTCAAAGAAAATACGGAAGTGAAAAAGTAAAGACTTCCAATGTTTCAAGAATTGCATAGTAAAAGAGATCTGGAAGAACTCAAAAGCTCCCAGATCTCTTTTTTATTATTATCTCGTAATCATATCCCATTATACCCAAAAAATCCTTTAAATCACTTAAGGATACTTTTTTATTATTAAATTTGTTGTTTAGCTGCTGCGGTGTTGACAATCCTAAGAGCTGTGACGCTTCTGTCATTGTCATGCCGTTCCTTTTTAGTAGTTCTTTGTAGATTTCTTTTAATTGCTTGTTGTCCTTGTAAGTAAAGTTTATATTGTATTCCATCAACCACACCTCTTTTCTGTTTTTAAATCATTATAATTTAAAATATATCATATGTCAAACGAAAAAAGTTTATTTTTGCCATTGACATTTAAACTAAAATCATTTATACTCTAGTTAAAGATAAACGAAAAGCATTTAAAATGGAGAAAAGAAGATGAAAGAATTAAGAAAAGAAATTGAAAAGTTAGTCGAAAATGAGGACTTCGTTTCCTACGAAGAATTTATTTACGAACTGGAAGAAGAAAAAGAAGAAGTTAAAAAATATCTCGAATGGAGAGCAAACGATGGGAAGATGAACACTGAAACACTTCCAGACAGATATGTAGAAGCTTGTAAAAAGATTTTAGGAGGGATTGAAAATGAATAAAGTAATCGCAAGGCACAAATTTTGGTTACATCAAACAGAATGTAATATTTCCACAGCTTATGTGGAAGTATTACACGAATACCAAACCGTTGTAATGTATATGGATGATTTTGAAGAAATTGATTCTTATACAACCTGCAGCAAGCAAGAAGCCTTAAAGCTCCATGAATCACTTGTTGAACAGTGGAAAGATAGACTTAATAAAAATCGTCTTGTCAAGGCTGATCGTGACAGTCTTGTAATACCTGCATAACATACACCACCCACCCCGGAGGTTACGAGGGTAGAAAGTTGGGAAATATGACTAAGAACGCAGAAAAGAACGCAAGAGCTATGCTGAGTAGATTATCAACAGAACAGCTTATAAAAGAATTTGACATGACCGAAGCTATACCAATTAGTCTTGAATTGTCCATGGTCCGTGGTTGGATTATGGATGAATTGGAAAAGAGAAATCCAGAAGCTTTTGATAAGTGGTTGGATTTAGACTATCCAGATAATGAATCATTAAAAAAATTGTATTTGAACGCATAGAATAAGCCGTAGGAATTAACCTACGGCTCTTTTTTATATCACGTCAAAAGGCACTGGCAGACGTTCTAAGACATTTATATAACTTAATGCGTGTTCTTTATCCTTGCACTGGATATAAGGGATATATGAGCCATTCACGTACTCAAATAAAGCTATCCACGTATCTTTCATGGTAACAAGTACCCAGTCTATACCGTTGCAGCTCTTGTTTTCTCTCTGCCCTGTTCCGTGTTCGTCTATCCACTTTTGGAACTGATCACGATTCATGTCCCTGCTCCTTGCTGATGCTTTCCAAATTTTCTCTTAACGTCTGCACGCACTCATGAATATCATATGTGCCATTTACATTTATCCTTATTTTTAAGCAGTTCGTTATCACGTGTTAGCCTGTTAACTTGTTCGCATCTCTCTGCATACATCTTATGCAGTTCTTTTATTTCTTGTGGCATTAATCCTATTTTTTTGTACTCTAAAAGCTCTTTCAATGCCATCACTGTGATTCTATCCCACTCTGTTTCTCCAATAGCTTTACGATATAGTAGTGCTTTTTTGACATCATATATATCTAATCGTGCTTCTTTTTCTTGATAATCCATCACATTTACTCCTTTCCATATAGTTTGTCGTATTTCTCTTTAATATTATCATATTCAGTTGCCATAAGGTCAATTTTTTCGTGTCTTTTTTTCATCCCCTTAATTTCATCGGGTGTCAATCCTGTCTCTTTGTACTTTATAAGTTCTTCAAATGCCATCACTGTTATTTTGTCCAGTGGTGTTTCTACAATAGCTTTATGGGCACTCAGTGCGTTTCTGATAACATCAAGATTTAGATTCTCTGGTTCTTCAATCTCTTCCATTCTTTCAAACATCTCATACATCGTAACACCCAATGCTCCTGCTATAGTCATAAGATTAATGTGTTTTGGTTCTTTTTCCCCAAGTTCATATGCTTTAATATCAGTGACTGTATAACCGCATCTTTCAGCAAGTTCTTTTTGTGTCATTCCTTGTGCTTCTCTGGTTTTCTTTATTGCTTTAGCTGTACTAATCATTTTCTTCCCCTCCTGTTCCTGTTTAAAGCATTCCGTTTCATAAATTTTTCTTTTGATAACGACTTATAGTAAGGATTTTTCCTTTTGATAACGTTCTTCTCTTCCTCGTTTTTGGCTTGAAACTCTTTGTAACCATCACATCTAGTGTGACAATCCCAACTCCTGCCGGTTGCTTCTGTGCATCCCATACAAGCACATTTCATATAATCACTCCTAAAACTTGATCTCGATTCCTGTTTCATTCTTAATCATGGACTGCAGGTACTTGTCTGTTGTTAAAGTATTTACTGTTCATGATAACGTTCCTCTTTCATTCTTAGATAACCTGTTGCCTTAGGATGTTTCGGTGCTTTATCTAAAATTTCTTTGATAATATCATCTATTTCTTTTTTAGATTCAATCTTATTAATATCTTCTGGTTGTTCCCAAACTCTTACGGTGTTTGCAAGTGCTAAAGATTGGCTGTCATTTTCCTTTATTTCTTTTTTGTTATTCATTTATAACACTCCTTTATAGCTTGATAACCCTTTTCCCTCTGTCATATTGACTAAGTATCTTGTCTAATGCATCTTCTGCTTTTTTATGTGTTTTGAATGATTGTATTGTGTAAATATATCCATTCATTAGCTCACATTCTACATTTTCTTCGTTTGCCCGAATTTCAAGAACATTATCAAGATTCAGAATCTCTCTATCTTTTGTCATTATTAACATGTAAGTCCTCACTTTCTCCCCAGTCTAACCGGTTCCCACACTCGCAAACTTCTGTCCATTCTGCTACATAACTTTTACATTTAGGACATCTGTATAACGCCACGTCTTTTCCTTTAAGGCTTTTGTGTCGTTCTCTTATCGGCAAACTGTGTAATATTTCTCCCATATGCTTATAATCTTCTAACGTCATTGTGATCGTATCTCTTGCTTTAGCGGACTGGCAGAAACCACTGCCCACCAGTCCTAAGAAAACACCTATGATAACAAGTAAGATTTTTAATATCATTCTTTCATCTCCACTTCTTTATAGATATTCACTATGGTATCACTGACAACATTATCTTTTGTTAATTCAACCTTATATCCTTTATCTGTAATGTTTTTCGTAAACTCTTTAAGTGGTAACACATCTTTCATTGCATCTGGATAATATATTTTTGTTGCTTTTTTTAAAACTTTTACCTGCTCCGTTCTCTTTCCAACAAGTTCGCATACATTTTGTGACTCTTTATCTGTATTTTTTTCATCAATTCTGCTTACATAATCTTTCAGTTTTTCGTCAACTATTTCAGAAAAAACCATTCCTTTTTCACAGTCATTACAAAATTCACATGAATCACAGATATTTCCGTTGCAGTAATCTTCTAACACATCTATCATCTGTTCTCTTGTCATTTTTTATTATCTCCCATCTTTCTACAACACTCATTTATCTGTTCGTCCGTAGCTTCTTCAACTTCAATCAACCCCATTATGCAAGGATTCATTTTTGTAAATATGCAGTTAAAACATCCGTGGTCGCAGCAGTAATCTTCTATCATCTGTTTTTTTATTTCTTTTTTTATCCTGCTTGTGTCAAAATTACATTTCATTGTTGCAATAACGACTCCTGTTTTTTTGTCAGCTACTTCCATTTTTACTTCATCCTTAGATTGATAATAAGTATTCGTTTCTAATGATTTAATATCCAATTTATTTGCAACAATGTTTTTTTCTACGCTGTCTAAAAAGTCGTGTGCCACCTGCTCCGCTATTGTCATTCCTTTACCTCCACTTTGATTCCATACAAAAATTCATAGTATTCTTGTAACCCCTCGTTACTTAACCATGCAAACGGCATCCTTTTTACACATTTTTTATAACATTTGCATTCTTTGCATGGTGTGGCAACAGGGTCGCAGTAAGCAACTATAGCTTTTTCCACTTCACTTCTTGTCATTTTTTTAGGTTCATATCGTTCAATAGTAATCTTCATATCAACTTCTCCAACGATACGTCCTGCTTTTTCGTCTTTTATATATGCCTTTTCTCTGTCGAAACTTACGCTTAATTGCATAGCAGGAATATTTGACTCTTTTATGCAATTATATAAGTGACTTTGAAATCTCTGTGTTATTATTTCATTTATTGTTATTGTTTCATTTTTAGTCATTCTCCCACCTCTAAATCTTTTGCAAGCTTAAATCCTGTTCTCCCAACATTTCTAAGATTTTCTTTGATAAGTGTATTGCTTGGTGTCCTATTTCTCTCATACCAGTTCCAGTCGTTATCTTCTCTCATTTTTATTTTCATTTCATATCTTTTTTTATAGTTGATTTCTTCTTTTGCCATCTCTAGGCAAGCGATCATGTAATCTATTTGTTTGATAACGTCCATGTTCTTTCCTCCTACTTGATAACATACGACTCTATATCTGTAATCTTTCCAAAAGTCGGCTTCATTCCGTTTTCTTCGATAAACTTAACGACAAGATCATTTATTGCTTCTTCACATTTTTCATATGATTCTTGGTTATCTATATCTTCTATATACCAAGCTTCTGCAACCTCTCCAATATCATCGTATACAGCATTATGTAAATCTTCTAGTATACTTGTTAGGTCTACCTGTCTTATATATGCTTCTTCTGTTTTTCCAATCCAAATAACGGTACCTGCTTTGCATCCTGTGTTTTTAGCTTCTTTGATGCATTCTTCTATTGTTTCAAAATCTTCACTGTAGTTACTGTATTTTTCTGTTGACCATGAATAACTCATTTAGTTTCTCCTTTACAAATATCTAAACCATCTAATGTAATTGACATACAAAGTGAATATTTCATTCTATAAATCACATAAAACTTAAAACAATCTGTTAATACATCAATGTGGCAAATTATAATGTCTGATTCTTCGCACTGATGAATAAGTGCAAGTTCAAGTTTGATGCGTTTTTCTAGTTCTTCGTCTGGCATAATAAGCTCCTTTATTTAACCCTACTAGTCATTTCACGATCACTTCCACAGTATGGGCATTTTGTTATTTTCTGCATATTTCAACCCCCATTTCTTTTAATCTTTTCTTGGTCATCTCTTTTAATAAATCATGGTAACATTTGTCACATAAGAAGATGGTACGCTTCTGATCTGTTCCGAAAATGATTCTTTTCATTCCTTTATCTTCTGTAAAATCTTTTTCACACTCTACACAACTGCCGTGTCTGTCTGAACCTTTTAATGTGTTGATATCAACTATTTTCATCGTTCTTTCTCCTTTACTTCATCATACTTCTGTACGGCTCAAAGAAATCTTCTTTTCTTAACTCCATTTCACATTTAAGACAAATGAATTTGCTTTGTATTTTCATATCTGAATTTATTTGTATATACTCTCTTCCAACATCTTCATTGAATAACAAGCTATTACAATATTTGCATCTTGCTACTGGCATTTTTCTTTTACCCCACATCCTTGATATTAAGTTCTGCTATCGCAGGTATAAATCTCATATATCCTGCATCTCTTATAATCTCGTTTTCTGTTAAATCCACGATTTGTTTCTTTTCTTTTTCTGATTTAACTACAAGATAATAATGTTCATTTTTTTCGCCCATACAAACATCTCCAATCTTGAAATGACTTAATGTGTATGTTTTAATACTTGGTTGTTTTGCATTAATTTTCATCTTATTCCACCTCTTTCAGTTGCTCTTCCAAACAATGTTTTAATGCACATATGATTGTATAATCTAAAGGAGTAATCCTTTGCGGACCATATTCTTTCCTATACTCATACTTAAATATCTCTGATTCTAACGCACTGCTTAGCTTAATTGGTTCCAACGGATTCTCAATATCATCAAGAAACTGTGCTTTCATCTTTTTCTTGTATTCTCTCAACTCTTTCAGTTCTTCCAACCACTCTGCAAGCTGTTCATGTTCTTTCATGCATTCAATACACCTGTCAAGTTTTTCATCTTCTGCATTTGCACGATGTAACATAGCCTGTCTATATTTCTTTGTTGCAACATCTTTTGCGTGCTTAATAGCTTCTTCTAATTTCATTCCTCTCCCTCACTTTCTACCCCCCCCCAAAGATGTATTTAATGATTCTGTCTCTTCCTATTGACTCGATCGCATCAAATACAAGTTGTTTTGATGCGAATACCACCGCTCCCTGTGGTCTGCAATCGGCCCACACATCATAATCAAGTTCTTCATTGTATTCATCATACAAAATGAAATAACTAGCTTCGAGTGTTGGGTCATTGTGTTCCTTTGCATATCGTTCAAGTTCAACTTCTACTTTTCTTTTTTCTCTGGCAAGCCACGCTGACTCTTCTGTGAAAAAGACGTTTCCTAATTCCCATCTTCCTTCATCTAAAGAATCATTCGTCCACCTGCTTTGTATAACAGCTCCATCATTACTAATACAAAAATATTCTTCTGATTGTCGTGGTTTCCTTACCTTTACACCCTGTTCCTTGTCTGGTTTTTCTCCATTCATCTTCCCAACGAGTCTGTAAAACTCTTTTTCTTCTGCTTCTGTTAGATTTTTAATTCCCATATTTAATCCTCCTTATTTGTTAAATAATCTTCTATGGCTTGATCTAAAAATCTACTACTGATAAACCAACAATCAATGTATGTTGTTTTATTTTGTTTGTTATATATCAATAGACTTTTGTTTTTAACATTTTTCAATGTTATTCTCATCATGAGTGTATCTGTATTATTGCTTAACTCATCAACTCCTAAAACCGTGTTTTGTGTAAGTTGATTTAGCTGACTTGTAATACGCTGTAAACACGTTTCTTTACAAATTACTTTGTTCCATGTTGGTTTCAAACATCTAATAGTTGTATGTGTATCGTTTCCCTCATCAACATTTGACAAAATAAAACAATCATCTAATTCTTTTATTTCTTCTCCGCTTATAATTGCTTTCGTTTCTATATTATAAATTTGCATTTCTTACTCCTTTACTGTCCATTCTCTCCCCTGCCGTTAATAGCAGGGGAAATCATGACTTATACAATAGCGAGTTATATTGTACTTATGCGTTGCGAGGATTCTTATTTAATTGTTCGTGTGGTATATAAAAATCCTGCTGTGCAACAAGCCTTTTCTGGCTTGAGTCTCTGCCTAATAGATATGAAAAATGGAAGAATCTGAAAATACAAAAAACATTATTTACAGTTACTTAGGCAGAGAATCAAACCAGAAAAGCATTTATATTTATACCCAGTACCCAGAATGTGACGTTACATGAATGAATCTTCGTCCATGTTGCTTCTTGAATCGGCTTTGTCTAATCTCTTCTTTGACTTCTTCCACCAATTCATCTTCCCAGAATCTAACAAGGTAACCAGGTACCCCATAAATTGCTCCACACTCTTGGACATGTAGCTTTTTAACTACCTTTTCTTTTATGACCTGCTTGCGGAACTCTCTGGTATATTCTCTTCGCTTCGGCTCGATGCCGTACTTTTTCCACTTGAATATACTTGATGGGTCTACTCCATATTTTTTCGCAACAGAAGTAACCTCTTTCGTTTCTTCTACCTCTTTAAGAATTTTCTTCTTAAGAGCTTTGCTTATTTTTTTATACCCCATCTTTAGCCACCTTTCTGTAGATTGCCACGTTTCTGTCTGTTAGGCTGTCGTGTCGTTTACCGCATACCTCAATACGTCCGTCCTGTACTAACTCTGTCAATCGTGGTTGTACCTGCTGCCTTGTCGGTTCTAATACTTTTTTATGCTTATACAACACCGTTGCGATCTCTCGTGCTGTCATAGCTTCGTATCCAAGCTGCTCAAGAATTAAGATATGTATTGCTTCTTTATTAATCTTTTTGTTGGATTCTCTTCTGGTTTGCTTGGTAATTGAATGGCTTCTAAGTGCTGTTTCATTACCAAAAAAACTCATTTGATACATTTTCCATCACTCCTTACTCTAATTGTTTCTGCATTAACTGCATCTCTAAGCTGTCAAAATCATAGTCTCTTTCACAGGCTAAGATACTTGCAGGATTCCTCTGTGGCTCTGGTGGTTTTTCGTAGTTCTCGTCCAGATAATCCACGTAACCAGAATTAAAGAATGTACTTCCGTTCTGTGGTTTTCTCCAACTACTGTCCTTAGATAAATCATCCAGATACCTTTTCAAAGCTCTTTCTATTTTTTCTTCTCCTATCTCATACAGAGTCTTTTTCTTTGCATCGGATACCTGCCCCTTACCACGTTTATTCGGGTACTGTTTCCAGAGCTTTTCAAAACATTCATTGATTGCTTTTTTGTTTGACTTCTCGCAATTTTCTTTTGATTTCTCGCAATTTTTCTTTGCGTTTTTGTCTGTTTGTTCCATTTTTCGTTCCACTGGTTGTTCCATTTTTGTTCCATTTTCAACCTTGGCAGTTGCTTCTACAACTTGTCCACAATCTATGTACTTTTCGTAGTCGTTAACTGTGTATATCGTGTATTTATTTGTGCTTTTTGTGGATAAATACCCAGTGTCCTTTAGTTTCTTTAGTGCTGTTCGGACCTGCGATTCTGTTAATCCTGTCTCTGCACTGATTCTTGTTATAGAAGAAACAAATTGTCCTGCCTTGATTTCTCTACCGCAGTACCGCTTGTCCTCTAAATTGGTATGTAGTAGGCAGTGGTAAAACAATCTAAATACATTTGTGTTTTCATACCATTCCCAGTCTGCATTTATGTTTATCATTCACTGCCCTCCTACATTTATTTATCGTTGTCCTCATGAATAGTAATTTCTATCCTTGGATTTTTTGAATCTACTCTAAAGTGGTCTATAAATCCTAGTACATACCTCTGTCCGTCTCCGGGGAATGTTCCAGATTCTACTAGACTGTCTAAGACAAATTTCTTAGCAAACGCAACATTATCTGGATCACGTCTTTTATTTTTTTCATACCATGTAATCTCAACGATCACTGGGAAATTTAATTTCTTTTTGCGTAACCATAACGGTATGCTGTATTTACAGATTCTTTTTCTTGCAGTCAGCACCTTTATATGCGTTAGTCCTGCATGATCGTGTATAATCGTTTAATCCGTCCAGTCTGCCTTGAATCGTATATGTTACAGCCATGACTTGCCAAACTCCTTTATAAACTCTTCTCTCGTGCCTATCTTTTCTTCAAATGCCTTTTGTGCCATCTTCTTATACATAAGGTCATATCTGGCATTTAGATGTGCGGATTGTTTACCACCTGTGTGGTGTTCGTGGCACAAAGGAATAACTAAATTATATTTGTCTGCCTTTTTTCTGTTTGCTGTCCCATGTAAACAGTGGTGTATCTCTACATAAGGACTTCCACATAATTTACAATGCTCCATATCATCAACAATGATTGACTTTTTCTTTTTCAATCTTAATTCCCCACCTTTCTTCCATTTCTGCGATTTCCTGTGGTGTTGCTGTCTCAATTCCAAGCTCTTTTGCTTCTTCCACCGTTCCTTTTATCAATTCAGACATTTCCTTTGTGTCGTATGTATGGCTACCACGCATCACTAAATTGATTCTGAACAATTTACCTGCCTTATTGGTAGTTGTACTGGCTGTCGGTTGTAGGTGGCAAAACTCAAGGTCGTACACTTCTATATCGTTATCCAACGGAAGTGATACAAGAGAACCGTTTATAATCTCATGCTGTCCGTACTCTGCTATGAGTTTGTTCTTTATATATACCTTGCTGTTATCCGTTACTTCTGCAATCTTCCCAACCAATACATGAAAGTATGCATTGGCATCTAAACTCCTGCCCTCACGGTACTGAACAACCTTAAGCCGACATTCTTTATCTTTCAGTCGGTCATATTCCCCTCGTATGTCTTTTTCACACACGAGAGAAATGACCTGTTTCCCTGTTTCAAAATCAATTGAGATGTCATGAATTTTAGCTTTCGTTTCCATCAACTGCCCACAGCTTTCTTACACTCTCTTTGTCTTTATTGGCTACAATGTACTTGTACTGCCCCTCTGTAATATCTTTGATAGATTCATGTTTGTAAGATTTCAAAATCTTATTGATGTCAAACTTTTCATCTTCGCACAAATCCAATAATGTTTTCTGTTTTACAAGAGAAATCTTCATCTGATCAAGTTTTTCTTTATTCTTTTCCTGTTCCTGCTTATTAGCTCTTGCAGTACGTTCTTTCTGATTTTCGTCTGTGTCTGCATCTTTTGTATCATCTAATAAGAAGATTCCATTTAAGGCATACTTACGTGCATAAGATGATGCTGTTCCTGTTATCTGTGAATCGTCCATACCTTTTTTATTGAGTGCTTCTCTTGCGGATGCCGTAGCCATAACACTTTCGCCTGTCTCAATATCAAAAATAGATACTGTAGCTTTTACATACACACGATCATTTACCGCTTGCACATCATCAGATATGTACATAGATAATTTGTTTTCTGCCAATAATGGTTTCACAGCTTCTAAGATTCCCTCTGCGTTTCTGTATTTGTAATTGCCAAATGAATTAAACAGATTCTTAGGTGCTTTCAATGTTGTCTGAATCTTCATCATTTTTTCATGTATCGTCATATTCTTATCTCCTATCTGATTCTTAAACTTTCTGTCTGTACCAGTCTCATATTTTCATTTTCTTCAAGCACTCCTGCTTTCAAATCATCAAGAAGCTGTTTCCTGTTAACCTTGTCTGGCTGTTTAATCAGATACTTTTTAGGTAACAGTTCCTCAACTTCTACCTTTACAGTTTTAGGATTTTTCTGGATATTGAAGCTAAACAGTGTTGTTTTAAACTTCTTCTTTTTTACTTCAAGCATCATTGTTTCAAGATACTTCTTTAAGTTGTCCGCACTGTTTCTCAATGCTGTCTCTCTTTTTGCTAACCTGTCTTTCTCTGATTTTACTGAATCCGCATCAGCGATCAGTGTTTTAATCATCTTTGCGGTAGAATCAGCCTTTTCTTCAAACTCAAATTCGATACCGTCCATAGTATCTTTAATATCGTCAAGGGATAACCCCTGCTCATCAGCCATTAAAAGCAGTTCGTTAAATTCGTTTTTAATCTCATATAATTTAGCCATGTTTTACCTCTCATTCTTCAATACATTCTTTAATATTTCCCTGTTCATTGACTTCTTTCACACTGCATACATCATCAAAACGAGCTTCTTTTAGTTCCTCTAATTCCTTTTTGAATTTTGGATTTCCTGTAAACACGTCCCACATATACTCTAATAGCCATGTTTTATCCTCTTCGTTGTTTCTTGCCTGCTTCCAGATATATTCTGTTGCATCTTCTTCTGGGATTACTGTCCCATTTTCGTCTGTATAGCCTGTCACAATCATGACTACTCACGCTCCTTTGCTTCTTTAAGAATCTCTTCTACATCAAATTCTTTTGGTACTGTTTCTTCCTGCTCATTTTCTTTAAGCATTGCAAAAAGTCTAAGCACACTTGCTGTATATGCTAAATTTTCAAAAATGGTTTCAATAGCATCGTTATTCGCCATTCTTTCATTTAAGATTGTATTTGCGTTATCAAATGCTTCTTCTTTGTTGTATATCCATTCTTCATTATCTTGTCCGTAAAGTTTTACAATAAGTTTGCTATAAAACTCTGTCATGCCTGTTGCAATTTTTTTATCTGCTACCTTATTTTCCTCTTCTGTAAAGTTTGGGTCTCTAGTTTCTTTCACTGCTTCAATAATTACTTTTCTTGCTGCATCTTTAAACTCTTTTTTTGTAATAATCATTGTCATATCTCCTTTTTCTTGCTATAATCGGTTTATACATTTTTTGTTAAGCACTTTAGACCTGCACGTCTGGGTGCTTTTTTCATTTCCATCCATCACGCTCTTGTGCGATTAATGCCAGTCCTGCGGCTACGCAAGTACCCATAAACCAGAATGGCATTAAATCTAATCCGCAGACTAACAGTCCACACCCCATCATGAATGCTCCCATTTTCATTTAGAACCCTCCTCTCTGCATTGCTTGGTTCTCATTTGCTAGTTTTCTTATTCTCCATTTTTCAAATCTTTCTGTATCGAAAAATATAGGAGAATTGGACTTAGGACCTTTTTGTGCAAAGTCCTGTCCTCTTTCTCTATAGGCTTCATCCAGAAACGACCTCGGGAACCCCATTTTCACAAGCTCTCCCATCTTCATAACTGGTTTCGGGTACTCCATGGTTGCTCCTTTCTTACTCTTCGGATTCTTCCTTGAATCTCTCCTGCATCTTCTGTTTTCTTTTCTTGTCTCTGTAGTTGCTAATCAGCACAATTACAATTTCTGTTGCAACAGTTCCAAAAGCTCCTACGAACAAACCAAGGTAATATGGTGGTATATACATCTACTCACTCTCCTCTAAAAAATAATCTACTGTCACGCCAAAGTAATCTGCTAATGTTTTAATGCTTTTTAATCCCGGTTTGATTCTTCCTGCTTTCCAGTCAGAAAACAAAGAACTTGTCATTCCTGTATCTTTTGATACTCGGTAGTCCGTAATACCTTTTTTATCTCTTAATTGACAATATCTTTCATAAACCAAATTTTTTCACTCCTTTCTTCTTAAATCTATTGCTTTTATCTCGGTTTAGTGATATATTGTGATTAACGAATTATTTATCACTTGATTTCACGAGTCACTCGCCAAACCGACTCGCTTTTACCTCGCTCATCCGAGCTACAAGTGTATATTAGCACGTTCTGACGAGGTAGTCAAGGGTTTTATTTCGTTGTGTCGAATTATTTTTTATAAAAAGGGGCAACGCTATGTATGAAATTTTTGAAAAATTGTTAAAAGGACGTGGCATAACAGCCTATCGTTTTTGTAAAGACACAGGAGTTTCAACTTCTACAATCAGCACTTGGAAAAAGAAAAATTCCAAAATTGGTATGGATTTAGCAGAAACGATTTCAAATTATTTTGGGGTATCTATTGATTACCTTATGACAGGGAAGGAGGATGAACCGAAAAAGAAAAATAACACTGACGATCTCAAACAAAAATTTGAGGAACTAAAAGAATTGCTAGAAAGTGGAAAGATGCAACCGTTACGTTATGACGGACAGCCGATTGACGATAACACAAAAGAGCTTTTGCTCAAACAGGTTGAGATTTCCATGGCTATGATGAAAAAATAAACAGGAGGGTTATGTATGAAACCGAATCAAATCAAAAATTTAGTACATGATTTGATTGAAAAATACGAAACGAGAAATCCATATCAGCTTGCGGACAGCTTAGGTGTGATTATCCAAATCGGAGATTTAGGAGAACTATCTGGATGCCACATGAAGATATGCGATAAGAATTTTATTTACTTAAACAACAGAATTGATGATGAAAAGTTGAAAGAAGCTGTCGTTGCTCATGAACTAGCACATAGTATCTTGCACGATGGAGATTATTACTTTTTTAGTTATGGCGAACAGTTTTATTCAAACAAGGTTGAAATTGAAGCTCATACTTTTGCAGCGGAACTTTTGATACCAGATGAAGTGATTGTTGAACATCCGGGATACACTCTCGAACAGCTATCGTCATTAACCGGATATGCTGAAAGATTAGTCAGCTTCAAAAGACTTTAATTTTTTTCTTTTTTTGTTTTATTTTTTCTTTTTAATTAAATATAAATATTAATTATTATAATACTATATAGGTTATATATAACTATAGTCTTTAGATACTATATATTTATATAAAAGAAAATAAAAATACACTAAAAACGTTGATTTGTCAATCACAAATTCAAAAAACTTTTTGCATGGTGCTGAAAACCGCATAAAACCGTTGTTTCTTGGACTTTTAAAAAAGAAAATGCATAATTAATTGATGTTTGCCTGTCATTTGCCTGCGATTTGCCTGTGATGCTACTATGCAAAAAGTCCTACAAACCTCATAAAACCGTGGGTTCTAGCCTGCGATTTGCCTGCGATTGTGGTTGTCACGTTGCTTGTTATACATTATAAAAGGAGGGATGTTACATGGCATTAATAACTTGTACTGAATGTGGGAAAGAGTTCTCTGAAAAAGCTTCTGCTTGTCCAAATTGTGGATGCCCAACAGAGGAAATCTTAAAGGAATTAGCTACTGTTTCTACTGCTGATAATGAAGTTCCGCAGTATGAAATTGATGAAAAAACGATTGAGATTGCTATAGAAAAAGGTATTGTTAATGAGCCTAGTGATTTAATTATCACAGCAGGTAAATATACAGATAGTGGTTTTCTTTCTACACTAACACATATACTTTATGTAGCAAAAGACAGCTTCTATTTATGCCGTTTTGATAAGGCAGAAGAGAATCCAAAAGAAGATATTATTGTCAAACTGGATTATACAAATGATGCTATTAATCAGTTAACTTATGATTATGAAATGCGTAAATTTAACGGTAATTTTGGTTTTAATGCAAGCAAAATCAAAGCGGATAAAGACAGGTCTAGGGATGCTTACTATGAGATTTTGAAAAAGGTAGACAGCAAAAAAGCCGAAGATTTTTATAAGATTTTTTATCTGGATGCACCATACTGTCCTAAGTGTCACAGCTTGAATATAGGATATGAGTTTGTGCAGGACTCAGCTAAAACAAAGGGGAAATCTGAGGTCCGTAAAAAGAGTGTTGTGACTCGTGCAGGTAACAGTCTGGGACGTGCAGGTATGATCGCAGCGACTGGCGGTCTGTGGGCATTAACACCTAAAAAGTCTAAATACAAAGAAAAGAAATCATCCAAGACAGATATTAACAGTAAACAAATGGCAATTTGCCAAGACTGCGGTAAATCTTGGGAAGTTAAATAACAATAAAAAAGGACCGTACCACGCCAAAATAGGTACAGTCCAAAGCACTATCTAATATAAATACAAGGTAGTTATCATACAAGATAGTACAGCCAAACACCTATATTGTATCATGACTACATCAGTTATGCAAGAACGCAAAAAGAGCCACCGTTAGAAGACTAAAAAGAACGGTAACCCTTTTCCATAACATCGTAAAATTTTAATATAGAAAATTCCGTATCTATTGTAACACATTCATATTATTTTGCAATGTTATAAAATCCACTCTTGCATGGCTGTTATTTTTGTACCCATTTTGTGATTTTGATTATTAAAAAGGAGTGATACAATGGCAACAGCTAAATTTAGAAAAGGAAAAGATGGTTACTATTCTACCAACGTGTGGGATGGCACATACAAGGATAACGGTAAAAAGAAATACAAACACCTGCGATCTCCAAAAAGCTCTAAGGACCTTGAAAAGAAAGTAAAAGAATTTGAACGATTAAGGGATGAACGTCGTGGAATCATTGAAACTGACATATTATTTATTGAATATGCTGTACAATGGAGACATTTATACAAAGAATTTAGTCGTGCTAATAATACAAACAAAATGTATGAAAACATTATCAACGTACATTTTATTCCGATAGCTTATACCAAATTGCAAGACATTGAGCGAAAACATTTCCAATTGCTATTAAACCATGCTACAGGGCATCCACGAACTCAACAGCAGATTGCTATGACATTCAAGCAAATATTGCGTAGTGCTGTACGTGATCGTATTTTCTCCGCTCAAACATTCGCAGACGTTTTTGACGATTTTGAGGGAATCAAATACAAAGCAGAAGAACAACGTGCTTTGACACCAGACGAACAGAGAGCCGTTTTTACGGCAGATTTTAAACCAATGGATAAATTGTATGCCTACATCCTTTACGGCTGTGGATTAAGGCGTGGAGAAGCTCTAGCACTAACAGAAAGTGACTTCGACTTAGAAGCCCATACAGTATCTATCACTAAATCTCACGACATATCAGATAATATTCCTTTTGTAAAAACGGTAAAAAATATAACTAACGGAGAAAGAATACTTCCAATTCCTAACAGTGTATTTGATTATATAGCCGACTATATATCTATGCTGAGGAAAGACAAAAGAAAATATCTTTTTGTAAACCAAAACTACAAACCTATGACAAAATCTGGTTTTCGAAGAATGTTTGACAGAATATTAAAAGCTATGCAGGCAGTCAGCCCTAGTATCATCGAGGGATTGACAAGCCATGTTTTCAGACATAATTATTGTTCTTGTTTATGCTACCAGATTCCACTTATCAGTATCAAGATGGTTGCTAAATTAGTTGGAGATTCAGAAGAAGTTGTAATGAAAGTATACAACCATATCATGATGGAAAAAGAAGATAAAGTGTCTGCTGTAAATAATGCATTAAGTTTCGTAGATTTGGAACAAAAAATGGAACAACCAGTGGAACAAAAAATGGAACAACTCAGAGATTTATTATCATGGCTTTTCAAGAATGTTTCTGGAACAAAAATGGAACATGGAACAGCTATGGAACAAATACTTCCCTAAACTTCAAGTTACTTTCGGTTACTTTTAAGGGTATGATTTTTAGATAAGTCATATCCTTAAAAACCGCATAAATACAAGAAAAGCACGGTATTTAGCCATTTGGCAACCGTGCTTTTTAAAGTGAGCGTGCGGGGATTCGAACCCCGGACAACTTGATTAAAAGTCAAGTGCTCTACCACCTGAGCTACACACCCTTAACTGGGGTAGCTGGACTCGAACCAGCGGTGCAGGAGTCAGAATCCTGTGCCTTACCACTTGGCGATACCCCATCAGTGCGACAACTATTTCATTATATATAATCTGTCGTTCTTTGTCAAGAACTTTTTTATATTTTTTAAAATTTATTTTAAAAAATATAGTGAGCGTGCGGGGATTCGAACCCCGGACAACTTGATTAAAAGTCAAGTGCTCTACCACCTGAGCTACACACCCTTAAACTGGGGTAGCTGGACTCGAACCAGCGGTGCAGGAGTCAGAATCCTGTGCCTTACCACTTGGCGATACCCCATCAATGCGACAGCTCGTTTATATTATCATATGTTTCCGACAACTGTCAACACTTTTTTTGAATTTTTTTAAATTTATTTTTCAAGAGTGAATTCTTTCAGATATTGACTGTTCCAGAAACGGTCCGTTACTGGCTGCCAATATTCAAATATGATTTTCCCCTTATTCCCTTGTTCTGAGAATCTCCCTTTATCTTCTCCCTTTCCAATATAAATTTCGAGAATCTCTCCTCTTCCAGATTCTTTTCCTTGATTATCATAAAAGCAAAGTGTCATTCCCTCACTCAACTCTCCTCTGACAAACTCAACTTCCATGGAGCCTTTCCCTTCTTCGATGATTTCCATTCGTTCAATATAAGTAAGGCTTCCTTCTAATTGATGCAGCTTATAAATTCGTTTTCTTGCTTCTTCATTTTCTTTTGAAGGTTCCTGTTTTTTTAAATATTCAAAAAATCTCATGCTCTTTCCTCCATTGCTCTGTTCTACTTTATCATAATTTGTTTCCAT